GGTCGTGAGCTTGTAGAGCTTCGCGTACAGCCTGAACCCGCTGTACGCGAAGCTCTACAAGCTCACGACCGTGAGCGGCGTTGTCACGACCGTGCTGGATCAGCGCATGGACGCGAACGGCCTGCTGATCGGCGACACGCGCAAGGTGCCGCGGCGCACCAGTGGGCTGGCGACCGGAGAATGCTTCGCGACAAGCTCGAACGTGGCAGTCGGTGCGCAGGAGATCGGCGCGGTCTGCTCGATCTACAACGACTCCGGCTCGTCGATCAGCATCACCGAGAGCTCGATCACGCTGCGCTTGGCCGGCACGGCCACGACCGGCACGCGGACGCTGGCGCAGCGCGGCATGGCGACCCTCTGGTTCAATGCATCGAATGAGGCGGTCATCTCGGGTGCCGGGGTGAGCTGAATGGCATCCCTTCAGCAGATGTTCCTGATGGCGGCCGCCGAAGCGCCCGGGCCGCCGCCGCCACCGCCGCCGCCCCCATCGCCGCCAGGCGCGCTGATCCTCGATACCTTCACCGCGAGCGACGGGACCGACCCGACCTCGCGAGACCTGGACGACTTCCCGGCGGTGACCGGTGCGCATCGCTGGCGGTGGCTCGACGAGTCGAGCCTCATCGTCACAGAGACGTTCTATCCAGGCAGGCCTGGTCGCGTCGAATCGGACACGCTCGCACTTTCTCCATCCGAGACGTACACCGAGGGTATCTATGCCCCATCGACCAACTATGTTCCGTACACGCATTTGGAGCTGAGAGGCGATGCTGGCGAGAGTCTAGCGGTCGGTCTGCCTTTCTTTATGCTGCTGGACAGCGACCCGGGAACTACGGGCGGAGGTAGTACGCAGTTGGAATTCGATGCTGCATCCACGTCGGAATCAGTCTATCTAAATCTGAATGTCGGCGGCGTCTATTACGCGCAGGTCTCTGGCACGACCGGAACATCGTGGACCAGTAGCGGCGGACCATTGAGTTCAGGAGCTCACATCCTCGGGATTTATATCGCAGCAGACGGCTCAATCTCGGTAATTGCTGACGGCGGAGTCATAGAGACATCGCCAGATATCGGCAATGCCGTAGATCTAGCAACTCTGAAGCTGGATCTGCAGCCTACCACGACGACTTATCCAGAGACTGTCGACAATGGATCGGCGATCAGCGCAGTCGGCGTCTACATGGGCGTCACGCTCTCAGACGCCATCGCATTGACGGTCGCCGGATCGCCGCCGCCACCGCCCCCGCCGCCACCTCCGCCGCCACCTTCGTACTCGATCAGCAACACAGTGACTACGACTGGCGACATTGCGGTGACCGGCGGAACGTCTGTGACTCTCACGATCACGGCCACATCAGGCGACTCATCTGGAACTGTGCTTCTCACGGATGACACGCCGATTGGCTCCGTCTCCGGATCGGTAAGCGACGACTTCGTCATCGACATCCCGACTGGCGAGACCGCAATGCACGTCGATTGGTCAGGCACCGGCACCGGCGGCCTCACTTTCGAAATCACGTAGGGAATCTCAATGCTTCGATTCATCATGGCGATGCTGCTGTGCATCGCCAGCGGAGCCGTGCACGCGACGCACTTGCAGAACGTCAACAGCGGGCTGTGTATGGCCTCCAGCGAGACGCAGGTGGCGTGCGCCGCGAGCAGCACGCAGGACGTGATCTTCGACCCGCAATCCGGCGGCAAGTACCGGCTGAAGCTAGCCGGCCAGTGTCTGCAGGCGGCGAGCGCGTCCGTCGACGCCGCGGTGACGCGCGAGACCTGCTCCTCGTCGTCGGCCCAGTTGTGGACATCCTACAAGGCCAGCAGCGACAGCGCGACCCGGCAGTTCCAGTCGGATCTGGCGACCGCGGCCTTGCCGCTGTGCCTCGGCGTGCAAGGCGATGCGCTGACGACCTCGGGGACCGCGCTCGCAGTCGTCGAGTGCATCAACCCGTCGGTCGAATGGTCGATGGATCTCGAGTACGCCAGGACGCAGAAGACGGGCGGTACGACGACGCCGGTGTTCGCGATCGTCTCCGGCGCATTGGGTGCGCGGGTGACGGCGACGACGGTGGCCGTCGGCACGGCGCTCAGCTGCGACACCTTCCGCTCCGGCGGCTATTGCGCGCTGGCCTCAGACTCGACGCGCGCCGCGCTTGGCCACTCGTTCGCCGGCCGGACGACCGCAAGCCTCGCGCCGGCCACAGTGACGACGCGCGGCGCCTCCGATGTCCCGACGCCGCTGTCGATGGCGATGCGCACGGACATGACCGACGTGACAGGACCGATCGTTGCGGTTGACAACCAGGTGATCGAGAACAAGCGCATCAGGAATCCATCCGGCGGCGGACCGTGCATCCTGGTCAACGGCGTCAGCAACGTCACCATCCGGAACAATGAGATCGGCCCGTGCACACCAGCCGTCATCGATCCGGCCGGCGACGACAACCACAACGGCCTCAATGATCGCCCTATCTACGTCAACAACGCGTCCGGCGTGACGACGATCACCGGCAACGTCATTCATGACGGAAGTTGGGGTATTTACGTGCAGAGCGCCGCGGCGATCGTCATCGAGGACAACTTGATCCATAGCGTGCTAGGTCCCCGCTGGGGTGGATCCGTCATCCAAGTATTGGCCATCACGTCGAACGCCAATCAGTCATCGATCAGCTGCAACAAGTACCACGGGCGCTACACCGTCGGTCAGGTGCGTGCGCCGAAGCCTCAGACCGAGGGCACCGGCACATCGGATGGCGCCATTGAAGACAAGATCAACGTTGGGCAGGTTATCGCGAGTTCCGGCAGTCCGCTCAAGATCTGGAATAACCGAATTATCGGCCCATTGTTCGGCGGCAACTCTGGCTCTGGCTTGCAAATTGTGGACTACGGCGGGACCGGTGATTCCGGGTGGATAGATGTCCGAGGAAATCGTATTGCCTTCACCAATGGACACGGTATCGCTGTATCTGGCGGCCACGACATCACGGTAGACGGCAACTTTGTTGACAACGCTGGCGCTGACACATTCACCAATACCGGCCCCGCCTTCACGTATCGCAATTACTACAACCGAACATGCACGAACATCACCCTGACCAATAACAAGGGTCGCGGTCGTGTCTGGTACTACACCGGGACTGGTGCCGCATCTGGCTTGGAAGTCGGCGGCGGGACGCCCGCCTGCTCCGGCGTCACAAACACCGGCAACGACTTCGCCAACACCGCGCAGATGACCGGCACCGCATTGTTCTACGACGCGATCTCGGCCTGCGGCGAGTGAAGGTCGCAGCAGAGATCCTCTCGGCCCACTTCGGTTGGCTTTTTTCATTGCAGTCACCCAACACACCAATGGATGCACAAACCCTCATCAACGGATTGTTCGGCGTCTGCGGCGCGCTGGGCGGATTCATCCTCAAAGCGACATGGGACGACCTGAAGGCGATGCGCCTCCACATCGAGGCGCTGCAGAAATCGATCACCGATGGCTACGTCCGCATCGACGACTTCCACCGGCACGCGCAGCGTGTCGAGACGCTGCTCGATCGGATCTACGACAAGCTCGACAGTAAGGCGGACAAATGAACCGAGAGCAGATGGTGCTGCGCGAGGAAAGCCGCCGGCATGCAGCCTACCCTGACCCGCTGTCGCCGCTTGCCAAAGCCATCCGGCACGGCCTGCCGACCGATGGCCTGAGCGGCGCCCCCTGGACCGTTGGCATCGGGCATTGCGGTCCGGAAGTGCACGCCGGCCTGGTCTGGACCGATGCGCAGATCGACGCCGCTTTCGCGATCGACGGCGCCAACGCGGACAGCGAGTGCCGCGCTGCGTTCCCGTGGTACGCCAGGCTCGATCCGGTGCGGCAGGCGGTGGTCTGGGCGATGTGCTTCCAGATGGGCATCAACCGACTGCGCGGCTTCGTCAAGGCGCTGGCCGCGATGCGCGATCAACGATGGCCTCAGGCCGCGGGCGAGATGCTCGACAGCACCTGGGCGAAGCAGACGCCGGACCGGGCTCGACGCATGGCGCGCCAGCTGGAAACCGGCGAATGGCAAGGCTAGCCGCAACTGGAGAATGACATGAGCTTCGACCTCCGCACCGCGCTGACCACCATCGCGCCGACGATCGCGACCATGCTCGGCGGACCACTGGCCGGCACGGCGATCACCGCCCTCGAAAGCGCCTTCGGTCTCGCGCCAGGCGCCGGCGCCGACGGCATCACGGCGGTGATCCAGGGTGGCCAGATGACGCCCGAGATCCTCGCCGCGGTGCGCGCCGCCGATCAGCGGCACGCCGAGGTGCTCGGACAGCAGGGCATCGACCTGCAGAAGCTCAACGCCGACCGCGACGCCGCGGAGATGGCCGCGACCGTCGAGGACCGCAAGGATGCGCGCGCGCACAACTCCGGCAATTCCGCGGTCTGGACGCTCGCCTACGTCGTGCTTGGCACCTTCGCGGCGATCATGGCCGCCGTGCTGTACGGCTGCTACACGCTGATCACCGGTGGCATCACGGTCAAGGATGTCGCGGTGGTCGCCGCGATCTCCGGCCTCGTCGGCTCGATCGTCGGCTACGTCGCTGCGAACGCGCAGCAGGTGATCGGCTTCATCTACGGTGGTTCGATCGGGTCCGAGAAAAAGACCGAGGCGCTCGCCGACAGCGTGAAGCAGGCCATCGGCGCGGTGCAGTCGAAGCAGTCGTGAAGCTGAACGGCCGCCTCGTCGTCGAGCTCCTGCCCGACGGCCGGAACGCGCTCGTGCTCGAAGACTGCGAGATCGTCGACGACAACGGGCGGGCCTGGCCGATTAGCAAGGGCCTCGTGTCCGATGGCGGCAGTCTGCCGCCGGCCAGCTGGTCGCCGCTCGGCCTATCGCCCTTCACCGGCGCGTGCCGTGCCGGCTTCTTCGCGCATGACCAGGCCTACCAGACGCCCGGCGTGAACAAGGACCAGGCCGATTTGATGTTGCGCGACTACTGCGCCGAAACGATCGAGCACTGGAAGGCAGAAGCCATCTACGCCGGCGTGCGCAGGTGGGGCGCGTCGTCCTACGCCGAAGACCAGTTCGACGCGGCTGCCGCGTTGCTCAAAACCCCCTGAAGGACCCGCATGGAAGTCACCAGCGCCGCGGTCAAGCAATACCGCCCGCTGGTGGGGCGGCTCGCCCACCAGATGATGGCCCGCCTGCCGGCCAGCATCGAGAAGGATGATCTCGAGCAGGTCGGGCTGATCGGGCTGACCGACGCGATGAGTCGCTTCGACGCCGAGAACAGCGCCGGCGCCAGCTTCGAGACCTTCGCGACGCAGCGCATCCGCGGCGCGATGCTCGACGAGCTGCGCCGCTGCGACATCGCCACCCGGAGCGCGCGCCGACAGCGCCGGGAGACGGCGACCGCGGTCTGCCAGCTCGAGCACCGCCTCGGCCGCGCGGCGCGCGACGGGGAGATTGCCGCGGCGATCGGCGTGCCGCTGGCCGACTACCAGCAGCAGCAAACCGACGCCAGCACCAGCCACGAGCCGCTCTCGCTGGACGACGCTGGCGGCGGCGAGGATGACCCGCTCGTCGATCGGCTGGCGGATGACGGCCTGGCCGACCCATTCGCGTGGCTCGTGGAGCGCGGGCGGCGAGAGGCGCTCATCAAGGCGATCGGGACGCTGCGCGAGCGCGATCAGCAGGTGATGAGCATGCGCTTCGAAGGCGGCATGTTCTCGCACGAGATCGCGCAGGTGCTCGGCGTCACCGAGAGCTGCGTCTGCCAGATCCTGAAGCGCTGCGTCGCGCAGCTGCAGGTGAAGCTCTGGGACTGGCGGTGATGACATGCGTTCGAACTGCCTGGTCTTCGCCGTCGCGCTGTTCGTCCGCCGGCGCCGAAGCGGCAAAGAGGGATACCTGCTGTTCCGCCGCAGCCGCTTCGTCTTCTTCTTTCATGCCCTCTACGGCGAGCGCCGGGCCGACGGTCACCTCCGCGTCGTCAGCTTCGTCCCGCGCAACCCGAAGCACAAGGCTGTTCCGCCGCCGCTGTTCAGCGGCAAAACGCATTGGGGAGACCTGTAGATGTCTGTCGAAGGAATCGGAGACCTGACCAGCGCCGCGCGCGGTAGCGGCGCCAGGGCCAACGGCGGCAAGCCGGACCTGTCGTTGCTGCCGCTGTGCGAGTTGGCGGAGCACATGCGATCATTTGCACCGGATACGCCAGACATGACCGCGGCCGTCGCCGCAATGCATGCGCTCGGTCAATTCCAGGCAAGCCACTCCGTGCAGTGGCTGCATGCCGCGCTTCACTTGCTTGGCGACGAAGCAATCGAGGAATGCGCGCAGGTCTTCGACTACGGCCGGCGCAAGTACGCCGCATGGAACTGGGCCAAGGGCATGCCGTGGTCCGTTCCGCTCGCGTGCGGCGCGCGTCATCTCTTCGCGATCCTGCGCGGCGAGGCGAGCGATCTGGAATCCGGCAAGACGCACCGCGGGCACGCGGCCTGCAACATCGTCATGCTGATCACCTTCGCGCGCACCTACCCAGAAGGCAATGACCTGCCGCCAGAGGGCTTGCTATGAAGCCCGTGCACGTCGTCTGGGAGGACTGCTCCGAAGCCGACATCGGACCGTGGGTCGACCGCGCCAGCGCGCCGCCGGCAGAGGTCATCGTCTTCAAGCAAGTCGGCTTCCTGCTCGAGATGACAGCGGCCGAGGTGATCTTGACGTCGTGCATCGGCGAGCACCAGATGGGCGTGCGGACGCGAATTCCCGCCGGCATGGTGCGCAGCATCGTCGAGCTCATTGACGGCACGGCCCTCTCCATCCCGAAGAAACGGAAGCGCACGAAATGATCGACGCACAGCTCGCCTCTTTCGCAACCGTTCGACAACTGGAATACCTCGAGGCCATCGACAAGCATGGCGGCGTCGTCGCCGCGGCGCGCGCGCTGGGCGTCGATCATTCGACGATCAGCAAGGCGATGAACGGGCTTCGCAGCCGCGCGGCGCTGATGGGCTACAGCCCTGAGCACCACCTGACCCGGCCGATCGCGCCAGGCCTGAAGATGCGCGGCACGAGCCAGTTGTTCCGACGCGGCGAAGCGGAGCCGGTGCTTGAATGGGTGAAGACCAGTGCGAATGCGGAGGAGCAAGAGGCAATCATCCGGGCATTCATCGCTGGTCTTTGCCAAGAGGCGAAAGGCCTCGCTCCGATCGTCACTCCGCCCGCTCTGGTCGATTCTGAATTGCTGGCGGTATACCCCATCGGGGACCAGCATCACGGCATGTACGCGGACCCAGTCGAGACGGGTGAGAGTTACGACGCGAAGATTTCAGTCTCGAGGCTAGAGGGCGCATTCGATCACCTGATCGCGCTTGCGCCGCCGGCCGAGACTGCGCTGCTCATCAACCTCGGGGATTTTCTGCACGGAAATGACAGCACCAATGAGACAGAGCACGGGAACCGTCTAGACGTGGACACGCGGTTCGGCAAGGTTCTTGTCTCGGGCGCGATGTCGTTGGTTCGTTGCGTCCTAAAGTTGCTGCAGAAGCACAAGACGGTGCATATCTGGAACATGCGCGGCAATCACGATCGCGACGCGTCATTGGCGCTCGCGATGGGGATGAATTTCTACTTCCACAACGAGACGCGCGTCAGCGTGGACATGGGTACATCGCTCTACAAGTACCACCGGTTCGGCCAGGTGCTTATCGGCTCGCATCACGGTCACGGCGCGAAGCCGCAGGAATTGCCGCTCATCATGGCGCACGATCGCAAGGAGGACTGGGGCGCAACCAATCATCGCGTCTGGCACTGCGGGCACATCCACCACCTGACGCGCAAGGATTACACGGGCTGCACGGTGGAGACGCACCGCACCTTGGCCGGGACGGATGCATGGCATGCGGGCCAAGGCTACCGCAGCAAGAAGGACATGAACTCCATCATCTACCACGCGCGCTTCGGAGAGATCCAGCGGACTCGCTTCGAAACAGAGATGTTAGGTGGTGAGTAGTCCGCTAAAATGAGGCGGTCCGCACAGGCGATTGCAGCGCCCACGCGGACCTAACCACAAGCCAACTCGGTCTAGGAGTCAGGTCATGGCTGAAGCCATTGTAGTGTTGCGCGCTGAGGCGAAGCGTCTCGGTCATCTTCGGTACTTCACTGGCCTCCCGTGCATCAGTGGTCATATAGCCGAACGATTGACGATCAACGGCTCATGCGTCGAATGCACACGCTTGAAGCGCCTCGCCAAGTACCGCGCCGATCCTGCTGCCGATCTGGCGCGTCAAAAGGAATACCGGCTTGCGCATCCTGAGCGCGCCGCGCTGGCCCGCCAGGATCGACACGAGAAGAATCCAGAAATGGCGCGGCGCGTCCAGTTGTCGGCTAGCGACATGCAATTGCGCGCGGCAGCGGCAGAGTCCGGCGCATCGATGTACGAGTCGCTGCGACCGTGTACCACTTGCGGTACAGCGAGGCGTTTCTCGTCGGGCGGGAAGTGCGTCGAATGCAACCGAAGGAAATCGCAGGCGAGGCATGCGGCGCGCATGTTGTTGGCTGCGCCAGAAAAGGTGACAGAGCGAGCGCGGAAGAAGGCTGAGGCAAGAGTCCGAGCAGAGGAGAAAGCAAGAGTCTCGGCGGCGGCATCTGCAATCCGGAGCGCGCGTCAAGCGGCATCTCAGCGTGGCGACCTGACCTACATCGGCAAGCGATGCCCGGCGGGACATGAGGGGATTCGGTACACCAAAGGCGGCAATTGCAAGGCATGTGTCTCCGCTGCTTCGGCGTCGGTAGAGAAGAAGGAATACGACCGGATCTATCTCGCGAAGAACCGGGAGGCGATCCTGGCGCGCGTCAGGGTCTACCAAACCAAGAACAAAGACAGGTACCTAGCCAAGGCGCGGGAATGGTCGAAGGCCAACCCTGAGCGACGGAAGGCCATCGCGCAGAACTACACACACAGGCGCAGGGCCAACGAAGACGGCGGCATCAGTTCGGGCGATCTGCTTCACTGGAAGCGGGCGCAGCGCAAGGTCTGTTACTGGTGCGGGTGCAAATGCGACAAAGGCTATCACGTCGATCACTACCAGCCCTTGTCCAAGGGCGGAAAGCACGAGGCCGCGAACCTCGTGATCGCGTGCAAGGCGTGCAATCTGAACAAGGGCGCCAAAGACCCGCTTGAATTCGCTGCCAAGTTCGGCAGGCTGTTCTAAACACTCGCCACGGGGGGCGACTTGGTCTACGCCGCAGCGCGTCGCGCTGCGTAGAGCTGTGCCTGTGGCGAACTTGTCTCAGTGGCAGGCTGCCAGCCGAGCATCGTAGCGATGTCGGCGGCCTCTTGCTCGGAAAGATCGCCAACGATCTCTCGGTCCACCGGAATAGTGCGCACGACGTATGGCTCGACGCCACCAAAGCTATCGAAGAGGTGATCGAAGGTCTGGCGGACCGTGTACTTGCGCCCGTCTGGCGTCGTGTAGTGGGATTCGCGGGTGGTGATCGGCTCATTGGGTGTTGGTTGTGACATCGTTTTCTCTCCGGTTGATCAAGGGATCCGCGCCAGCGATTCCAACGCGCTAGATCCATTGTGATGCAACGCACATACGGGCGCTTTTCCGCCCACACGCTGAAGGGAGCACCCATCATGACCTCACTCTGCGCCGGCGAGCTCGGCGTCTACCGCTGCCCGTCGCGGGCGACATGCGGGCACTACCTGCGGCTGCTGGCGATCCCCGTCATTTCGCGCGACCAGTACGCCGTCATCGCGCTGCACCGGGCGATCAATTCGGCGTGGTGCGCGAAGTTCGAGGCGATCCGTCCGGCGAAGAAGTAGGTGTGGCTGCGGTCAACCCTTTTGCCATGAACTCGTCGACCGCCGCCGCGCCAGTTCCGCCTCTTCCTCCGGCGTCTCGGCCACGTCGACCGTGATGGAATCGCCATCGACGATCGTGGCGCCGATCGCCGCGGCATCCTCTGGCGACATGCGATAGCGCGAAAGGTACGGTTTCTTGTGCCACACGTCTGGCGGCAGCATGGCGAAGTAGAGGGTTCGCTGCTTCACTGGTTGGCCTCGTGCCAGCGCTGGGCGGCTTCGCGTGGCGGCCGATGCTGGTCCGTCGCCCACTGCAGATGCGCGACCCGGCTCGCGTGCTTGAGCGGATAGCCCGGCCGAAGGTTGATCGTCAGCTCGGAGACGAACTGGGCGATCCAGGTTTCCTTCGGGGTGGGCGGTGGCATGCGCTGATCGTAGCGCGGCGGCCGACAGGTGCTGGCCGTCAGTCGCGATGCGCGCGGATGACCTCGGCCTTCAGCCGCTCGATCTCCGCGACCTGCTCGCGCAGCACCACTAGCAGCCGAGTGCGCTCAGCTGCGGCGTCGTCGAGCACCAGCCGAACGAGCTCATCCAGCGCAGCAGCCGAAAACGCCCATTCGGCCGGCTTGCCGCTGACGAAGTTCGCGACGACGCGTGCGCCAGCGTGTTTTGCAAGGTCGTCGGTGCTCATGGCTTCGCTCCATCATCTGCAGGCGCGGCGAATGGCTCCATGAGCGTGGGTTGCGCGGGCATCTCTAGGTAGACCAGGGCTTTGGCTTTGTCGATTGTTAGAAAGATCGGCTCCGGCGATCGCATGGCGCGTATCGCGGAAAGCTGGCGGATGATCGGTTCGGCTTGCCGCTCATAGTCCAACCTCAAGCTCGCGAGCATCTCGAGCAGATACTGCTCTTCGTTCATCCCTGCTCTCCTGCGCTATCTTCATGGTCCGCAGCGTACTTTGCCAGCCAATCGGCCGGCGGCCCTTCGCCGCGCCGCTCCCGCAAAGCGATCTCGTCATCCGCTGCGTAGACCATGCGCATCAGGTCCTCGTCTTCCCACCAGGCAATGGCCCATTCCTGAACAACAAACAAGGGCGCATCGCGGAAGACGAAGAGGCGGCCCATCAGGAAAAAGGCGCCTATCTTCCAGGACCAAATCACCAGCGCTAGCCTGTAGAAGAGGTCGCCGGGCGACCACCATCTGAGCGGCCGATCTATGAATTGCATGTTGCATCCTCTCAGGGTTGGGGGGCTCAGCGCGAGACGGAGACGCTAGCGTCAGGGTTCGCGCGGGCGGCTTCCAGGTACTTGGCGACGAACGGGACGAAGTGCTCCCACTTACCCCAGCCGTTCGGCGAATCCATCGCCTGGAACTTGGTAGGCTCGGCCACCAGCATAGCCAGCCCGTCGGCGAGCGGCTGCACCAGCTGCGACGCCTTCGTGATGCCAGCCTCATCCGGTCGCCACAAGCATTCGTAGATGCCGGCGGCTCTCGCCATCGGTGCGAGGTTATGGGTGATGTTGGCCGAGTAGACCTCGCCCTCGGGTCCGCGCAGGTAAACGTCCAGGCTCATGCTCTCGCTTTCATGCGCCGCAGCGCGTTCGTTTTTCCTCTAACGTACACCCGCAAACCCGCATGAAACCTAGCCTGACTTTCATCATCGCGGTTAGAGGAAAATACCTCTAGGCCGCACAAATACTAGTTTGACATGCTGGTTTGGGACCAGTGGGTCGGATGTTCGAATCATCTCACCCCGACCATATAAATCAACAACTTAGGTTATTTCCGGCGAAGTGCCAGTTTCTAACCTGGTGGCACCCCTCTAACGCGTCGCCTTCGACTTCTGCGGTTTCTTGTGCCGCACATAGTCAGATGTTTGCTGCTCTGTCGAGTGCGCTCCCTTGCGCCTGGCGGCCTGCATACCATCAGATTCCTCGGTATCCGTCAGCGCCTTCGCGCGCATATCGTTGAATCGGCAGTTGGATATACCGGCCCGCTTCCGGGCCCGGTTCCATGCACTCGACGCACCCCAGTAGCTGTACGGCTGGCCGTTCTGCTGCGTGAACACGTGGCCGCCGAACGCGCGGCGCGCCTTGCGCAGATCCTTCAGCCGGCGCTCGACGTCGCGCAGCTTCGGCGTCCACTCGATCAGCACGCTGGCGCCGGTGCTCTTCGATGTCTTCGCCGGCTTGAACGTGATGCCGTTCGGGCCGATCGCCGACCACTGGAGGCCCAGCAGGTCGCTGATGCGCTGGCCGGTGAGGTAGGCCATGTCGATCAAAGCCGCCAGCATCAGGCCGCTGCGCGTCTTCTGGCGCTTCGCGCCGGGCTTCGCATCTTTGCGCACGGTGCTGTAGATGCCGGCGACCTTGATGCGCCTGACCTCGCTGTCGGTCGGGTAGCGGTCGCGGGGCGGCGTGGACATCGTGCGGATCACGTCGCGCACAGGGTTCGTGCCGAGCTCGCGCCAGCCCTTCTGCATCGCGAAGCGCATCAGTTCGCTGATCTGCGCTCGGTAGAGGTTGAAGGTCTTCGGCTTGGTGACATAGGCGGACAGAAACTCGGTCACGTCCGGCGACTGCAGGTCGCGTGCGCGGAATTCCTCGAGTCGTTCGGCGATCACGCGGCCGCGGGCCCGCTCGTCCTTCTGCGTTTTCTCCGCGTGCAGGACCATTACCTCTTTCTCCCATGCGGCGATCACCTTCGGCAGTGTGTCGTCGGCGACCGTGGGCGCCCTGGTGGCCTCGGCCAGCGCGCCGTAAAAGGCAGGAAGCCCCTCGGAGACCTTCGTCAGCGCGATCCAGACGCGTTTCTTGCCGTCGGCGCGCACCAGGTAGTAGCGGCCGTTCAGGATGCGTGTGCTCTTGGCTGGGCCTTTGATGCTCGTCATGCGGCGGCTTTCACGCGCGGCGGCTTGACCTTCGGTCGGGGTGCTTCGGTGGTTTGACTGCGCGTCACCGCATCGTAGTGCGATCGCTCGACGATGACTTGCCCGAAACGATCGCGGCGCGCGCGGCCGAACCCTTGCTTGTGCAGTTCTACCAGCTGGCGGGCTGGCTGGCTGTAGCCGGTGAGCCTGATCAACTCCGCCTCGGTGAGCAAGATGTTGTCGGTCATTCCGGGAATCCATCATGCTGGACGCCATCGAGCAGGCGGCCGGCAGTCTTCTTGCCGACCTTGTGGGCGTAGTGAACGCGCTCGCCATTGAACCCGTGCCCTCCGGCCAGGTTGATCCAGCGTCCTGGTAATCGCTCCTGGGCGCTGCACCGCCGATAGTCCGGGTCATCGCGGTCGCGGTCATAGTCGAGCGCGTGCTCGCCCCACTGCTTAAAGAGCATCGGGACCCCGACAGCAGCGCACTGGTCGCGCAGCGATCGCGCCCAGTCGGGATGCATCGGCCGTGCGTGCGGCCCACTCTCGCCGCCGACGATGACCCATGTCGGCGCTGGGCCGAAGCCCTGGCCAAGGAACCGACTCAGCGAGATCGGGCCAAGCATCGGCTCGATGGAAAGGAACCGCTGCGCGGCGTAGATCTTCAGCAGTTTGGGGACATCCCGATCGACCTCTTCCTGATTGACCACCGTTGCGCCGAGCCAGACGTTCGGGAACGCTACGCCGAACGAGTCCGGGGAGCATGGCAGCATGCGTGCCGCGTTGCCGATACGCTTCGTGAGCAGCAGCCAGTCGAGATGCGGCGTCGAGCGAATCAATTGCCACAGGTCGTCGCGCCACTGTGGGCTGACCTCGTTGTCGAACACGTCGGCCAGGCTGGCGCAGAAGACGCGCTGGCGCCGGCCGTGCTCAGCGTGAAAGGTGGCGGCGTCGCGATTCCATGCAAGCGGCTTGCGCCAGTTCGCTTCGCTCGTGCGCCGCCGCGGCGCGCCGGGTCCCCAGTTTGGCGCTGAGCCGCCGCCGAAGCGCGCGTTGCGGGCCTCGGCGTAGCAGTTGTCGCAGCCGAGCCCGACCTTCTGGCAGCCCTCCCAGGGGTTGAAAGTGTGGTCACACCATTCGATTTTCGTGTTCTCGCTCATCGAACTCGACTCCAATCAATGTCTTTCGTCTTGCCGAAGTGAAACCCGCCGCAGGGGCAGCCGTAGGCCCGGAGCCACGTCACGATCTGGTTGCCCTGCTTGGCCTTCCGGTCGGCCATGCTCGACGCCGCGGCCTGCGCTTGCTTGAGGGTGTCGAATCGCTGCTTTCCTTCGTGGCAGCGCTTCATGCGCTTGTCGGCTGCGCTCATTGGTTCTCCTTCTGGAGATTGACGGCACGCAGCTCGCGCCAGCACGCCGCGCAGCGCCAGCGGCCTTGAATCGGCAGATAGGACCAGCCGGCAGCGCTCGCGGCGGCCTCGTCGGCGACGGCACGCTTGCAACCAGCAACGCAGGCGATAGGGTCAGGGTCGCTCTGGCTCATGGCTTCGGCTCCTGGGGCACGGCCTTGAAGATCTCCTTGTTGCACCCGAGGCGCGCGACGCACATGGACACGATGCCTTCCGCTGCGGCCTCGGTCTTGCCGGTGGCGATCAGGCGCTCGCTGTAGTCGGTGAGGTTCGCGGCTACTACGTTGTAGAGGGGTTCTGTCACGGCTTCGGCTCCGCACGCCGGCACCAGTAGGTCGGCGAAACCTCCGCGCCGACAACGAACGTGAACAGGGCGCCTTCCGCGTTGCGCACCATGACGGTTCGTTCATTGCCCTTCGACAGCATGTAATCGCCGTCCTGGTCATATCGGCCGGCCCAATCGATCGCGGCATCGCTGGCGCCATGGGCGTTCTCAATCCACTGGGCGGCGTCCTCGTCTTCGAAGTCAACGCACCAAACTTTGTATCTGCTCATCTCCGCACCGCCTCCTGCTCCTGCTGCGAACTCCCGGCAGCTTTCGCGGCCTTCGCTGCTTTCCACGCCTCAAACTCGGCGCGCAGCTTGTCGGCCTCTTCGTCCGGAAGCACTTCCAGTGTCACGCGGATGGCTTTGAAGTCACCCAGCGCGATACGGCGCTTGCCGAAATAGTCGATGCTTTTATGCTTCGCGTAGTCGAGCGTTGCACCCCATCCTTCTGTGAGCACGATGCCGGTGACTGGGCAGACCCATGCCCACATCACATCTGACCGGTTGATATTCATCATCGCTGCTGCTCCTGCTGCTCGGCCAGTTCCTGCGGCCAAAGGTCGAGCGGTTCAAGGTCTGGCGTGTCGCCTTCCCACTCGTCAGGCTCCGGGTCCGGGCTTGCCCAGCGTTCAGGCTTCGCTTGGCGCAGGGCTCTGATGTCGCGTTTTCGCATTGCTATCTCCAGCCAAGCGCGTCAAGAGTCGTCACTGCGCGTTGCAGCCGGTTTTCATAGCGCTTCAGGTTGAGGCCGAGCGAACGCGCGTCGGACCACGCGCCGGCAGCGTCAGCGAGACGAAGAAGCGCCTTCGTGACCTTGTCTTCGTCGAGCGGCGGTCTAGGTTCCGGGGGTGGCCGAGCAAGGTCTTCGGCTGTAATGCCGCAGGCCTTGTCCACCATCATTTCGATCGGGCTGCGCGGCCTCATGACCCCCTCCTGATCTCATCCGCAACCTGCTGCGGGTCTACCCACGATCCACCAGGCACGCAAGCGAGGCACCGCTCGCGCTCGGCTGCTGTAGCTGCTGCGCGGATGTGGGCGATCAGTTCTGCAAGGCCGTGGTCCCCGAAGTCGCAGCCCCAGCGCTTGCGCCAGTCGAGCGTCACGTCTCCGAACTTCGCGCCTAGCTCTCGCGCCTCTGCCAGCGCCTCGGGTGTGATTTGAGCGCTCATGGCTTGTCCTTCGGCGCGTACATGTTGCAGTACGTCCCGTAGTGAGGGCCGACGACTGGCCTGTCGCCAATCACCCGCCAGAATTCCGGCAGTGGATCAGCCATGCATGTCGCCTCGGTGTGCGTACCGTATCTAGAAACGAATTGGTACCAGTTGCCCGCGTTCTTGCAAGTACCACAACGGCGCGCCTCGGGTGTGATTTGAGTGCTCATGTGTAGACGTTTCCATGGTGTCGCTTCATGAATCCGACCTCGACCAGCGCCATGCAGGTCGGGTAGTTGGTGGTTCCCTCTCCGGTGACGAAGTGATTGCGATACGCCGGCTTGTTGCCGCGCTCGCCCACGCCGAGCGAGTGACGAAGAACTTGCAGCGCCTCGAGTGTGATCGGGTCAGCCATTGGAGACTTGCTCATAGCGTGCAGCCCTCGTGTAGTTGGCGCTTCGCCAAGACATAGGCGTGATGCGCTTCCTCGGCAGTCGGGAACATTCCAATGTGATGCCTCTTGCCTCTGACGACTATCCTTGCTTGAAAGTTCTTACCGTGTGTCCTGGAAACTCCGAGATAGCCAGACTTATTGTCCCTGTGGCAAGACCTTTGATTCTCTCTGTTTACGTCGCTCGTGACTTGACGCAAATTCTTCCAGGAGTTGTCGTTTCTTATGCCATTGATGTGGTCTATTGGTTTGGTTGGCCATTCAGAGTTCATATAGAGCCATGCGGCGCGATGGGCGAGGTAGAAGGTGCCGAGTAACTTCAACTTCCAATAACCTTGACTGGTCGGCTGCCCAGCCAAATCTCCTATCTTCTTATTTGGCCTATCCTTCAGCCAGAAAAACAATCCTGTCTCTTGGTCGTATCTAACCAATGACAGAAGTTGCTCATGAGACAGTTTCACGACTCGCCTCCCTTCGCGCTGGCCGGCTTGCTGTCCGGCATAGGTTCGGTCATGGCTTCGCCTCCGCGGCCGGCTTGCTGGCGGCAATTGCGGCGTCTATGTCGCGCAGCAATCGCTCCAGGTCAAGATCAGTCACCACAATTGGAAGCATGCGCCACCTCTCAGCATCCGCCCGCAGCGCCTCCGCTTCGCTAGCGGCATTGATCAAGCAGAGGATGGTCTGAGGGTCGCAGGCGGCGATCAGCTTGGCCGTTGCGCCGGGGTCGCCGTTGGTGATTCCGCCTGGGGCTTGACGACAAGCAACGTAGGCATGGAATCCGGCCTCCACGCCGCCGATCACATGAGGACCGTCGAAGCGCCATGGTCCTGGCGTGACATTCGCTATTACCAGCACCCGCAGGCGCTCAATGTCAGGCTTGCTCACGATCCGGCTCCCTGCTCTTGCGGTGGAACGACGGCCATGGATGGCCTGCTGTAACCACCACCAGCCCTCGGCCCAGCGCTATTCTCTCGTCTGTCGCGAAGGGTCAGTTGACGTGATCCGCAGCGATGACAGCACATCTCGTCCGTCAGTGGGTTGCCATGCGGGACGAGTCTCAAAATCTCACCGACATTGATCTTGCGTTGGCAAGCATGGCAAGCCGGATCGCAACCGGCCGCGAGGAATAGCCGGCGCAGTTCTGGCGTGAGGACCGTATCGACGTTTGGGGCTACTGAATCAAGAGTCATGGCTTGGCTCCCTGCTCTGCTGGTGGGGTGGCGGGAGGTTCAGGCGCGGCCTTGAGCATCAACCGATAGGCCGATCCCGCTTCGCCCCACAACATGTGATACGGATATCCTAAATCGTCGCGATGAGTCTCAACTTCGCCGGCCGCATCCAACATCGCCGTAGTGGGCTCTATCGGCACAAGCTGCCAGCCAACCGGCGCGGGCGCACTAGAAGGCAATACGGCATGCACTGCCGATGCAGGAATTTGCATCGCCGGAGAACCAGATAGCGCTACATAGTGGCAGGCGTCACCATCCTGGCATGGGCAATAGCGATCATTGCCAATGCAAAGAGTTTTCTTGCTTGCGATCATGGCCGCATCAACTCGCTGTCGCAGCGTCTCCAGAATAGCCCTGATCATGGCTATCGTGGTCGGCTGAACCAGCGCAGCCTTCGCGCAATCGAATGCGTCGTCAAGATCTGTCATGGCTTTCCTCCGATAGCGGCGCGGACGAACTTCTGCAGACCGTACTCGTCGAACTCGATTGACCACCGGCCGCGGTCATCGGCTGGAACGTCGCCGAACTCTTCGGCCAGCTCTCGCAGCGTCGGTCGATTCAGCATTGCATCGATCGCCTCCGGTGTCGGCTCTACGGGAGCGGCTGCATGCATCGTCTGTTTGGCGTAGTCGGCGACACGCCAAGCAATAGCTCGGCGAATTTCCTCTTGCGTTCCACCTTCGATCGTGATGGTCGCGTTGATCGCCTCCACGGCATCCTTGATCGCCTGCTGGTAGCCGGGAGTCATGAACAGTGGGGGCGAAAACTCGCAGAGCGGGCAATCCTTGGTTCTGTAGGGTGCTTCGTTCGGGCAGGCGTCACACTCGACCGGAGCGGCGGCCGGCGGTGTCGGCTCTATCGGTGCGCCCAACGAGTACCGTGCGCGCATGTCGGCGGCGAGTGCCTGGTGGGTCGCGCTGACGGCATCGGCGTAGGCCAAGAGGGCGGCTCGTGCATGCTTGTCGTGTGTTACGTCGAGCACGAAGTATTCGCAGCCATGATGCTTGCCGCCAGGTGCTGACGAGCCATCGGTGCGTGTCACCTCGAACTTGCGAAACAGACCTTGCTGCTCAGCCGGCTTCGACGTGTCGCGTTCTGGCAGGCTCGGCTCTATCGGTGCGCTGGGTGCTGCGGCCGGTTCATCAGGCGGATACGGCTTCAGACGCTGTACGTAGTCATCTCGCGGAGCCGCCCAGCCCTGGACTACACGGAACCGCTCGACAAGATCGGCGGCCTGCGTTGCGTTGTCTACTGCGCTGAATGTCACGCGCTCATTGCGGCAAGTCAGCCAAGCGGCAAACGCATAGATCGCCTCGCCTGGCGTTACCTCGGCCGGCTCGCTGACTGCTGGAGCGGCGTCCGATAGTGCGGCCTTGACTTCGGCGACCCAGGCTCCCCAGCCAATTCCATCGTCGGTGTGCTCGTTGATGTCGCCGATCTGGCACAGTTCCAATCCATCCATCAGCAGCGACACGAGGCGTTCTGCGCCGCAGGACGGAACGGGCGAGCGGTACAGAGGTGTACCGCGCCATCCGCTCTTCGAGCTCGCAATCGACGCCGTTCGGTCGTCAAGCATGTTGTCCAACTCGTCGCCGTTGACGTAGCCAACTGGCTCGGCCGGCACTACCTGTGCGCGGGACTCAGACCACGGGATGAAGCCAGCATTGGCATCAAGCGCCTCGGCGCTGACTGGCGCTTGCTGGGAGAGGGCGGCGAACCATGCAGCCTCGACGTGCTGCGACGTGATGCCGGTGAACTCGGTGACCGGTTGTGCGGACCACCACGCCTCGAATGCCTGCCTCTGCGCGCTCATTGCTGCGGCTCCGCTTGGTTATGTTGAGAATCGATCCTCTTAAAGGCTCCAAAGCACTCGCTTGCCTTTTCCTCATACGCCGCTCTAGCTGAATCAATAGTCAGATAGGAGCCGATATAGGTGCGCTTTCCAGCCACATCGATCTGGGCAACGTAGCGCCTCATTTGCTTCGACCACCATACACCGGTCGCGCCAGATTTGTTGTTTCTATGGAGTCCGCGGTTCATTACGTTCTCGCCCATTGACGCCTCGCGTAGATTGCAGAGGCGGTTGTCTGTCTTCACGCGGTTGATGTGGTCTATCGTAGCCAATGGCCAACGTTCATAGCTCATCAACCAAGCAATCCTGTGAATCCTGTAAGACCTGCCGGCTGCAGAAACGGCCAGGTATCCTCGGCCATCCTGATAACCAAGCACCTTGCCTTTCGGGCTCTGAAGTTCTGGACATCCTCCCTTGCGGGTCAATAGTCCGGTTGCTGGGTCGTATGAGAACAACTCATGCATCAACGAGAAAGTTTCTCTCTCGTCAAGAGTCTTGATTGATGTCTTCATTGCGCGAAGCGCCAGGCGACGATGGCTGATTTCTCGCTCCAGATGCAATGCGCCGCAGGACGCTTATCTAACTCAACCGGGGTGTCGTTGCCTGGATAAACGACCTTCACCAGGATTGGTCGGCAAACTCCGATTGTTTCCGCTGGCTGTCCGTTGCCAATCTTCCACTCCCGCCAAGGATTCGCCTCGACAGGCGCCGCAACTTCGGCGACATCACGCGCCCTCTTCGTCCTGAGCAATGCCGTAGCACAGGCTTCGGCGATCTGCCGTTGCGGTGTGATCGTGAAGTGGTTACTGACCGTGATGGTGCATTTTTCGTCTTGCGTTGTGGTCGGCCTCATCGGAGGCGTCCGTTCCGGCGCAACTTCATCCTTCGCAGGGTCGAAGTCCTGCCGCGCAAACCCCGCCATCCTTGCGCACATCGGGTGCACTGGAGCAGGCAGAGGGGCGCGGGTAGTCGATACGCCGCCGTTGAGAAATCTGGTCGGGTTGATCGCTGGGCCGAGGCTCATGGCGTTTTCCTTGATGGGTACTTGATCAGACGGACGCGCTGGCCGCGCGCTGGTGGCTCGCGCCGGCGAGCGCGAAGCTGATGTCGAGCATTTGCCGGCGCGCCTGCTTCTTGCCGTAGCAGCGCGCCCAGATCGCCGCGCTGCTTTGCGGTTTCGGCTTCCGCTTGTCGGTGCGGTCGAAGCCCCAGAGGGCATAGCCCTCTTGCCACGGTCCGCTGTCGCCCGGGCGAACCCACTCAGCGACATAGACGAGCCGATGGGCGTGCATCATCGTGATGAGCCGACCCATCGTCTGGCGGTTGTAGCCGGTCTCTTCGGCGAGCCACTCTCGGGTCTGCGGGCCATCGCGCAGCGCCTGGACAACAGAGGCGATGCCGACGATTGACGCGATCGGCTTGAGGGCTCGGCGGCGCTCGCCGTCCGTCCGGTTTGCCGAGATGCGCGGCGGATACTTCGGCCTCGGCTTGATGGCATCAGGCAGCCGGACCGGGCCGAAAGCGTAGCGGCGGATCAGCGAGTTGCGCTGCGTGTGCCAGTCATGCACGTGGATCAAGCCAACCGTGTGCATGCGCGTGATGATCCGCGAGAGGTTCTGTCGGCTGATGCCTGTGCGATCGCTGAGCTCGTTGACGGTCGCCGGGCCCGATCCTTCGATGCCTTCTGTGCCTGGGCCGTGCGCGAGCGCCAGCAGGATTGATGCATAGCCGCGCAGGCCGAGCGTACCGAGGTCGCGACGCTGACCGCTCACGAGACGGCCTCCTCTGCAGCTCCGGGCAGGCTTTTGATGTGCTCGATCAGCCCGGCGCAGATCGCTGGCCACGCGGTCGCCGGCCAGAAGATTGCCGACTTCTCTCGATGCGATGACGTGATGCCGAGCGTGACCTCGATGAACTCGCGATCGAGGCGCCAGCCGAGACGGTCCGCGATCGTCGAGAGGTTGATCGGGGGCGCCGGCGGGACTTCGGCGATTGGCTCGGCTTCGGCTTCGTCCTGGATGACGCCGACGATCGGGATGCAGGCCGGTTCAGCGTTGGTCGCATCGTCGAGCGAAACCGACGTGATGACCCCTTCGCCGATCAGCTGCTGCGCGGCGTCGAAGGCTTGCGCGGGCAGCTTGCGCCATTCGGCCTTGCCTTCCGGGGTATTCGCTGCATCGGCAACAGCCTGCTCAGCGGCATGGAGTTCTTCGACAGCTGCGTCGTACTCATCGACGTCATAGTCGCCCCGACTCGCTCGAGAGGCAATGCTGTCGAGTGAGTCACATGCCGCCTCTAGCCGGCGTTCTTCGGCGGAGCGGCCGGCATCCTCTGCCGCCAGGTCTCTTTCGATCGCGTCGATCGCATCCTGTGCCGCCGCATCCACTACAGCTTTCGCGTCAGCCAAGCGCTGGCGCTCGGCTGCAAGCTCGGCCTGCTGCCGGGCCAGCTCGGCGCGCTCGGCCTCAAACGCCTTGCGCGCCGTATCGGCCTCTGCAGCCAGCCGCTCACGCTCGACGCGCTGCTCCTCGGCGATACGCGCCTGCTCGGCCTTGACCCGCGCCAGTTCGGCAGCTTCGGCTTCGGCCCGCTGCGCCGTCGCCGCCATCTCGCGCAGCGTCACGCACACTTGATCGCGGGCGGCCGCCGCGGTCTCGGCGTACTCCTCCCATTCGCTGGCCGGGAACGCGCGAGCCTCCAGCACCTGGATCCCCGACAGGATCACGTCAGACGATCGGCCGACTGCCTGCGCCAGATAGCCGCGGATCTTGGCGATGTGCAGTTCGTGCGCTTCCTTGCGCTGGCGTTCGATCGTGGCGAGGCGCTCTTTCTCAGCCTTCAGGAACTCCTCGCGAGCCTCGATCTGCTTGTCGATCGCGTCCTCGATCGGCTTGATGATCGCCACCAGTTCGGCCGCGGTGTCGCTGACGATTCCCTTGAGGTCGTTCGCCTTGCGCTTGACCGCCGTCTCGACGCGCTGGACGGCATAGCGGCCTTCCTCGCGCAGCGCGTGGCGCGCGGCCTTCGCGTCGTTCATGCCCCTCGGCGTCATCACGTCGTAGGCAACCGCGCGGTAGCGCTCGGCCAACGTCATGACGGTCGTGCGCATCTCCGCGAAATGCGCGAGCGTTGCCTCCTCCATCGTGGCAACGGCCGCAGTGACGACAGCCACCGGCGCTGGCTTGGCCGCAGTCGGCAGGTAGGTGTCCGCCGCCTTCGGCTGCGGGTCGAGTAGGGTGATCTCTTCCATGGTTGGGCTTTCAGGCGTTGGCGAACAGGTTCTCGGGCAGGTCGGTCGGGGCCGGCGCGGCCGCAGGAGCGATGGGCGCCGCAGGCAGGCCACCGAGGGCGGCGCGCAGCTTGTGCATGTACTCGCAGACCAGGTCATTGAAGTTCGCCAGGTCAGCGCGCAGCGCCTTGATGTAGGCCTCGTCGCGGTAGATGCGGCGATGCCAGAGCGTGCTGCCGGCGCTGGCCAGCTCGGGGCAGTAGAGGCAGAAGTCGAGCCATTCGAGCTCTGCGATCCAGATGCCGCCCTGGCACTGGTCCATCACGCCGGCGAGGTCGCCTCCGAGCAGGATCTCGCGCAGCTTCTCGGGGGAGGCATAGGCCTTGTACTCGGAGCCTCCCTGATGGAACCCGATCATCCCGTCGAGGCTGCAGCCATAGGTGCCGCAGTCGGTGGTGACGAAGCCGCAGCGGTGCACGGTCTCGCCGAGCTGGACTTCGTGCTCCAGGCGAGCGGCCGGCTCGAGCTCGTGCCCGCGGCGCATGCCCCAGTTTTCGAAGCCGTCGTCGAGCAGCTTCCCGCCGATGCGCTCGATCGCCTTCTTGAAGGCGTAGTCCTTCGCTGCCGCATTCGGCTCGCCAGCCTGCTTGCCCGTCTTGTAGACGCCACGGGCGGTGACGAACTCGCTGCCGGTGATGACGCCGACACGGGCGGCGTGCCACTCGGGCGAGCCCTGCTCGCACTGGATGACGATCATTGCTGCTGCTCCCGCTCGGCCTTGTCGAGCGCAGCCACGAAGGGATCGATCTCGCCCGTCTCGGCGTCGATCACGGTGGCATCGGTTGCCGACGTCGCGGTCGCGAGCGGCGCATTTGTGTCGGCAGCCGGCGGCGCGGGCGCATCGACCGTGCGCGCCTTGTCCGCATCGATCGCCGTCGTCTTGAAACCCTCGTGCTGCTGCGCGAGCAGGCCGCGGTTGTCCTTCCCGGCGTGAGACCAGAAGGCTTGATAGGCAGCGACTCCCTTCTCGGCCGCAGCCTTCGCGGCGTCGATCAGCGCCTGCGGCGCCTCGGGCCGCTTTGGCGGCTCTGCATGGCGACCTTTGCCGACCTCGTCGACCGGGCCCATGTCGCGCGGTGCGATCTCGTTCTGCTCCTCGGGCGTGTAGACGCCCAGCAGCACGTCAGGCGTGTAGCGACGCGACCATTTGCGCACGGCGAGATAGCAGATCTGCTGCTGCGGGTCCGTCGCCCACTGCGTCGAGAAGCGCGGCCAGGCTTGGGTCATCATCACTTGCACAGTGCGCGGCTCGGTCTCGCCCTTCAGCGTGCAACGCACGATCACGCCGAGGCCGGCCTCGTCGGCCGTCTTCCAGGCGGCGACGTAGTATTTCCCGCCCTTGTCGCTCTTGCGCTCTTCGACCTTGCCGAGGATCTTCGACCAGTCGCCGAGGAATTCGTACTCTGGGCGCCTCTGGATCGGGGCGAGCGTCGTGACCACCGCGTTGACGAGTTGCCCCTCGTAGCCGAGTGCGCCGCCCTGACTGATGTGCGTCTTCTGCGCTACCGCGTAGGGATTCATTCTCCAGATCGCTGCCTGGGTGACCACCGCGAAGCAGTCCGCGACGTTCTTCTGCAGGTGCTTCGGCACGGTCGCGATGCCGGCCGCCATCGTCTCGGCGACCTTGTAGAGGCGATCCATCGCGCCATCGTTCAGGAACAGCGTCGAGGCCGAGATGGCGCCCGAGTCGGACTCTCGCAGCGCGAGGTCTTGGGTGAGGGCGAGGTCGTTGTTCATCGAGTCTCCGGTCGGGTTGATCAGTTGATGGAAGAGATGGCGGCGATCAGCCACCGGCCGCCAGCCACGGCGCAGCCGATGAGCATCCACAAGCCGATCACGAAAGCGGCAATGGCTATCGCGTGGTGGACCATGTCGGGGCCGCGGCGGGACATCACGAAACGAACCCGCGCCAGATGCCGAGTGCGGTGATCAGGCCGATCAGGTAAACGCAGCGAGTCGCCCAGCGCTGCGATCGCTCGCTCGGGCGGCTGTTGACCATCTGCTCGGGCGGGATGTGCGGCATCGGGCCGCCGTGGTCTTCCCGGTTCATCGCGATGATCAGCCGGTCGAAGTGGCCGGGCGCGTCGTCGGACTCGCTACCGACGTTGCACGACTCGGCTGCAATGAGGGCCTCGCACGACGGCGCAGGCGTCGGCCGGCGGCGATACAGCGTGTGCTCGACCAGGGCCGTGCGCTCGATGGTGTTCATGATGGCGTCTCCGGTGTCGTTGCGGTCAGGCGGCTTCGGTCAGCTTGGCGACCACGGCCTCGTACTCGTCTTCGGTCATGCAGCCCATGTCGTAGTCAAGGTCTGCCGTTTCGAGCGTGTCGTTGACGGGCATGTCAGCGCCCTCCCAGCCCGGCGACGATGAACGCCAGCGGCTGCAAGGCCTCGCCGAGCGTCATGGCGATCACGAGGGCGGCGACGCACTTGATGAGGGCGAACTTCATGGCAGTCCTTTCAGGCAGTGGCGAGGAGGTTGTTGATCGCGGCGGCGGCTTGCACTTCGGCGTAGGCCTTCGCGGCTTCGCGCTGGGCCTTGCGTTCGAGCTGCTCTTTCGAAGAGGCCAGCATTTCGCGGGCTTCTTCGACGGTGACGGTGCGCACGCCGGTGTAGGGCGAGAAGCGATAGAGCTTCGTGCCGGCCGCGTTGCTCAGCAGGTAGCGGGTCGGGCCGCCGTCAGCGGGCAGGATGGCGCGGACGGTCAGGGTCAGGAAGCCGGTTTGCACGGCCTCGCCGACGGCCCAGGATTGCGGGCCGGCCTTCACAGCGCCACCCCGCGATACACAGCGAACTGCTCGCCGCCTTCGCTGACCAGTCCGATGAAGCGGCCGCCGGTGGGCCGCGCGTCGGTCATCAGGTCCGCTGCCTCGTCGAGCTTGTCGTAAGTCGCGATGCGGACTTCGCGGTCGGCGATGTCGCTGCTGCGGGCGATCAGGCAGGACAGCGCGTCGATCATCAGCGCTGCATCGGCGGCTGTGACCGTAGCCGTCGCCTTCAAGGCCTTCGTGATCTCTGCTGCTGTCATCTGCGTCTCCATCGGGTTCGGTGTGCTGATGGAGTCAATGTAGCGAAACGCTAGAGCGTCGTCAAGCGTTTCGCTAGGAATACGCTACCATTCGCCCAGACGAAGAAAAGCCCGCGCGCGGCGGGCTTGGTCTGAGCGGGTAGGGCTGTCCTACCGATGGAGCGCTACGGCGCGGAGGTCAGTGATGGATGAAGTTGTGCGTGCGACATGCCGCTACCGGTTGGGCGACGGAGCGGCGACCGACAATGCAGTCGAGGTTTGTGATGAGTCGGGGGTCAGCATTTCCATCCGAATTGACCCTGCTGATTGGTCGTGGCGAGTCGAAGCCAGCGCCTCCGGCAAGCGAATTGGCCTTTACTTCGGAGCGAATGCGCTCGCCGGCCGGGAGGCGCTGATGCGATCCATCGATAGAGCGATTGAGGTGAGCGGGCTAGCGACGAGCAAGTGCATGGTTTAGCCAAGCTGCCAACTTCTCGGCGGTGGCTCGGGACATCCGCAACTTG